GGACCTTGTCCCGGTTGTGGACCTTGTCCCGGTTGTGGACCTTGTCCCGGTTGTGGACCTCGTCCCGGTTGTGGACCTTGTCCCGGTTGTGGACCTTGTCCCGGTTGTGGACCTCGTCCTGGTTGTGGACCTTGCCCTGATCCTTTCCCTTCTAAAGCAGCGAATAGCTCTTCTGAAGTCCAAATTTCACCATTCGAAATCATTGTTGGAACACTTTTAATAATCTTAGGGAATGGTTCATCATCAACACATGTTACTTGTATTGATCCTTTTAATTCTGGCTTATTTTGTAAAAGTAGGAGCAACCTACGACAATGGGGACACCTTTTACTGATGTAAATTATTGATTTTAAATTTTCATTATTCATTTATCTATAACTATAAAAAGAATTATTATAATTAAACATATTTAAAATTTGATTAATATTATTTATATATTATATAAATAATATGACTACAGAAATAGAAATAGAACTCGATATTACTAAAAAAAACAAAAACAAAAACAAAAAGAATGAAATTACTTTTGATATCAAAGGTGATTTTGAAAGTGGTCTTGATAAAAGTATTGTAAATTCATTGCGTCGTGTCCTTCTTTCATCTATCCCTTCTATTGCTTTTAGGACAAAAATAGATCAATCAGATATAATTATCAAAAAAAATAATACTTCACTACATAACGAGTTTATATCTGATAGGATCGGTTTAATTCCTCTTTATATTAATCCAATTGATTATGAAAAACAATACTTATTCCATCTTCAAGTAAAGAGTAGTCCTCTAACTCCATTATCAACAATTACAGCAAAGGATTTTAAAATCTACCCTCTGAAGAAAAATATAGTCATTGATGGAGAAAATGAAATAAACCTTGATAATTATGACAGAACAAAAGAGCTATCAGATAAAGAAAAAGCTGAGATTTTTCGCCCTTTTAACTTTAGAGGTAAAGATGAATATTGTATTATTACAGAATTAAAATCAACTAAATCATCCATGGAACAAGAACTAGATGTTTACGGTGTTCCAAGCCTTTCCTATGGTTATGAAGATGCTAAATGGCAAGCCGTTTCATGTGCGACCTATTCATTTAAGAGAAATGAAGAACTATTTGAGAAAGTTTTTCAAGAAAAAGTAAAATTAAATAATGTTGCGAAATCAAATCAAGCAAAATTTAAAAAAGAATTATGGATTAGTGAGTCTGAAAGATACTTTCATAGAGATAAGAAATTAGAACCTTATTGGTATTCATTTAAAATTGATTCTGTTCATTTTATGTCATCGAAAGAATTATTTATCCTGTCAAATCAAATTATGATTGATCAACTTGAAAGACTTATACTTGAGTTTCCTAAAATATCAACAGGGGAAAAATCAATACTTTCCCTTGAAGAGATTGATGAAGGGATATTTAAGATAACTGTCCATGGATATGATGATACGGTTGGAAATATCCTTCAAAGTTTTATCTCGGTAAATATGATTGATGATACATCCATTATATCCGTTTGTGGATATAAAAAGAAGCATCCATTAGAAGATATTATTAATTTTACCATTTCTCTTAATAAAAGGAACCAGGTATTTAAAATGCCGAAACCTCAACAAATTGTTTCAATTACTGAAATATTCCATACATCTTGTAATCTGCTTATTCAAACATATTCTTCAATTAAAGCAGAAGCAGATAAGAAACTATAAAATTTACCTCATCTTATTCATTATACGTTTTGCTAATTTTCCATAGATTATATCATCTTCTTTCCTCCATTCTTTTTTTTCCTTTTCAGAAATATCCTCCTCATTATATTCATTAATTAAAGTCATGACTAATTCTCTAACTTGATAGGATATACCAGTCTTATTAAAAAATTCGAGGTTTTTATCAATATTTGAAATATAATCCTTACCGTTCAAAATGTAAGAATAAGTAGGGTATCTTGTTTTAAGACAATTAAAATAACTTAATACAATATCATTCCATCTTTCAGAATGATAATGATAAGTTTCTTTTTCTTCTTGTTCTTTTTTTAAATGAATGATATAATCACAAATATATGGTTCATGAATCTTATTCAGTAATAGTAGATAGATTTTTCCATTGTTTGTTAAGTCGACCTCCATTATTAATTATCTATTGAATAAATAATTATTTATAAATAACAATTTTTTACCATCCAATGAATGTAAATAATCAGATACTATTTTAATAGTAATCTTATCCCCTGAATCTTTATAGTATTTGTGAAGTTGAAATACCAATGGTTTCAAAGGATATTCAATATCTTTGATCTCTATTTCTTTCTTTATAAATCGAGAAACATATCTATCATAAAGTCGAACTTTGATGTGATTAAAATTATTTCGATAGAGTTCAAATTCATCTATATCTTCAGGAAAATACGTTAAATATTCTTTTAATACTTTTTGTTGTCTTAGAGATATATAATTTAGATATTTATTATTATGATTCATTTTCAATGATTCAACATATCTGTAATTTGGATTAATCCAATTGAAGCGACCTACATCTGTTTTTATTGTAAGTCCCTTTACCGGAAAGAATAAATCTCCTTGATAATCTTTAACCATATTTTTTGTTAAGCGAAATACGTTTGTAATACCAGTAATCGTTTGGAGTTCTTCTCTTTGAATTATTCCTTCCTTCATAGAATGATTTTCTACCAGAAAAATAGCATTCTCTTCGATTGGACTAATAATACGGTTCTTAATATGATGTAATACAAATGAATAACAATAATCCTTCCTTAATTCTTCAAACCATTCAGATCCATTCACTTCTAAGAACATTTTATTAAAAGGTTCCTTTGTATCCCACGAATTTTTCGCTCCGATATTACTTCGAGTAGCTATCATCCATTCATCATTATGATAGAACATATTTATCATTGTTCCATCAATAAGAGGTTCATATGTATGTTCTTCTTCGTAATTATCAATTATTTCTTGAAGATTCTCTTTTATTTCTGCCTTCTGTGGTGGAATACAGACCACACGTCTTGTTTCTGTATTAATGATTGTTCCACGACAATACCTTATCCAAGGATGGTTTTTATAATCATAAATATTATTCCGATAGGCCTTTACAATTAGTAGACCTAATCTAGAGTAATTACGGACATATAATTTATGTTCCTTAAATTGAGAATGATAATCATCATTCTTATCAATAAAATTTTGTAATTCCATAATATATATTTATTTGTTTTAATTTTTTAAATATTAATTTATATATATAAGTAATATGGATCCATCCATTGTAGATGATATTGAAGATCATGAAATTATTGATCCTGAATTAGGAGGGGATACTGAAGATTCTATTGAAAATGAAATAGATACTCAAATCATGAGAGATACATTTACAGTAGGCTCGTTATTTATTGTTATTTTTGAAGAAGACGGGGATTTTATTGATAAACTACTAACAGTCGATATAGAGAACCTAGCACAAGATAAAATCCTTTTAAAAGATGAAGACGGTTCGGATGAAACACTATATTTTGATACAAATGATATGCTAATTATGAACAATTCCTTTTATTCAATCCACGATATTATGAAAGTAGAAGAATTAAACGATGACATTGAAAAAGTCGAATTAAGTATGATATCAGAATTGTATCCAGATATAGAAATAGAGGTTGAAGAAATACAAGATAAGACCTATTCTCTAATTGAAAAGAGAAATGATCTTATTACAGAATTAATTATGATCTATAAAGCATATGATAATGATTTATTAATTCTCCATCTTACAGATACAGTAAATCAATTGATCGAAATGTATTCTTCCGAGAAACTTTCCCTTGACGATAGTGATACTCATAGTTTTATTCAAAAAATAATACAGAAAGGTATCTATGAAATACCGAAATGGATCCTACCTATAATTAAGAATAAGAAGAAAATATACAAACAGGAGAAAGAAGAAATTGAACTATCGGATGATATTTTTTTAAGAAAGTTTGAAGATGAAGTAATTGAAAAATACAATCTATTAACAACCTTAGAAGGTAATCATTATGAAAAATACGTAAATACTATTCATTCATATAATCCGTATCAGGATAATAATCAATTAAGTATTCCCTATCATGGGACTTATTTAAGAGATTGTAAATCTCCCTGTAGTGGGTTAAATACGTCTATATCTTTTGATATGATCCATACAAAAGATGAATTATCAATTCCCCTTAAGAAGGGTGATAAAATTACAAATGAAATAATTTCAGAAAAAGAACAAGTTTCAATCTCTGGATTCTATGCTCTCCCCCATACATTCCTTGATATAACAATGGAAAAGGATGCTCTTTCTTTGCATGAATTATATTTCTTGAGTGATTTTAAATATTCAAATACACTTTTAAAAACACGTATTCACGATATAATCACGAATCATATTATTAATCATTCAACAATGAATGAAGGAGAAGATTTAAAAGAAGAAATTCATTCGTATATAGTTGAGAATAGTGATGAAATAAATGTTGATGATCTAGGGAAACTTCTTAGGAATAATCTACCTGGATATACAAATCTCCTTGCTTCGATCCCTCAAAGAATTCAAAATGTGATTTATAATTATTCAGATTTTAAAAGGGCTTATCTATCCTATAATCTAAGTTATCATACAATTGATAAAAAGAATAGAACAATAATTAATGAATTAATTCAAAGAAATATTAAACGCTACTTAAAATCTTACAATCGTTCAGTAAAAAGGAAAGTTGTTAAACAACTCAAAAAGAAAAAAACAATATTATCAACAAAAGAAAGAATTCAATTATGTCGTGATTTCATTATGGGAATACATGTTGTTCATATAAGAAATCATTATCTTAAAAAATTTATTAACGTTTTTTCAAGAGAACCTAAACTACATGAAGATCAAAATTATCTTTATGAAAAGAATTCTGAAGATAAATTATTATGTAAACACTATCTTTATGAAATACAATCCCATAAAAATCAAGAATCTCTTAATATACTAAAATCTGTCTATGGTGGAGAAACTTCAGATGGTTTCATATCATGTAAGGTATGTAAAGAATATATTTGTCATGAAGACTTTACTACTCTCGAAGGATTTGCTGATGGAGCCCCTACATCTTCAAAAGAAGTGATTGATACAAAGAAAGATGAAATAAATCAATTAAATGAGGAACAATTACGTATAAAGAAACGAGTTCAAAAAATTTCTTCCATTTTTGGTATCAATCTAAATAATCATGATAAACAATCCATTATTGAATATCATGAACTACTAAATAGTGAAGAAATAATTAATGAAAGATACAATGTCATAAAATCATACAAAGAACATCCTGAATTTAAAAAAATTAAAGACAAATATACAATCATTAAACCAGCGAGGACAAAAGAAGAAAAATTACAGAATAAAAAGAATAAAGAACGAATACAAAAAGATTTATTACCTTTTAAAAATTATTTATTGAATTGTAATGAAGTATTTATTAATACCTTTTTCATTTTGTTCCTAATTCAAACATCAAATCCACCCTATCCCGTCAATCCATCCTTATCTGTAGACTTATGGGACTTTACAGGGGCTTCTTCATGGAATGAAATCGAACAAGATTTATCATCGAAGATAGTAATAGATACAGTCGGTATCGTTAAAAAAATAATCCAGAAGATGGTTGGTCTTCATAGAGATGAATTCTGGAAGAATATAAATAAAATGTTAAATGAAGAAAAAGAATATAGTGATTTACCATCCTTCCATAATCAATTTATAAGTGTAACAGAATATCTACTAAAGAATGAAACTATCCGAAAAAAGCTCAAAGAATATTATCATTTTAAAGAAGAAAATGTTCAAAAAGTATATTTGAATGAATATTGGACAACATACAAACCCTTGTTTGATAATAAAATCGTCCTTATGATTAATAAGAGAGTTAATGACGAACTACCCACAATTAAGGATTATCTTCTTAAAAGTGGACAAGAATATCTCTATGGAAATATATCATCAATACGTTCTTTCGAAGAGGCATATGAAAATCCAAGGTTCAAACAATTAAAAATACCCTTTTCAGAAATAATGAAGAATGAATCCTATGAAAGGTTATTTAACTATGCTGTTCACCTTCATGGAAAATCACCTAAAATCCCAATCATAAACTTATTGATTGAACAATTTATCCAAACAGTAAATGATCCAAAAATTGAAGCTATGCTTGGAACTATAGGATGGTCCCCTACTGGATTAAAATCAATCGATTATTCCAAGTTTAGATTGTTTTTTATGAAAGACATTACAGAATATTTTAAAACTAAAAATCAAGAAGATATAGATACAGTCAATATTTATATTCATTTCCATATGAATAATTGGAATGGTATGTTACTCAACGGTAACTCAAAAAGAGATTATGAATATATACCACCAACCGTCTTTCCGGATGAATCATTCGAAGATTTAATGAAGGTAGAAGATAGTGAAGAAGGTATTACACGAAATTTTGTAAATGAACTATTTAATCGTTATTGTTTTGATGAAAATGAAGAGATTAATGAAAGATATGAAATTGACCGATTCATCTACAATATTATTGATGATCCAACAATAGAACGCTCTTCTGTTTGTCATAAATTAATACCGAAAACAAAAGAAAACTTCTACAAAATACTCGATTATAAAACACAAAAGTCAAAATTACCTCTTTCAGAATTCATACGATATGATGCTACGATTGAATCTCGATTACGCCATTTTATTAAAGATAATCAATTCCTCAAACAAGGTGGAGACGAATCTTATATCATACTTCGTTCATTACGTGATTTTACAGAGGATACACCCGAAAAACAATATCGTTTGTTATTTAATGATATGTTTACCCATAATTCATTCATGATTAATAAAATCCAAGAATTCTTTCATAATAATCAATCAATCGATCGTGAACAAATTGACCGTTATCGTTATAGTTTCCAACGAAATGTTGATTCCCTAAGTATTATGCTTAATAAACTTTTGGAAAAAACTGAAAAAATACCAACATTGATAACACATGTATTCCATATTCTTTCTAGACTGAGTAATTATCAACTCAATGAAAAAGGAGTATTCTTTCATAATGATATTCCAAAACAATGGAAATTAAGCGATACAAACAAAGAACATTTAAAAGAATTCCTTGAAAAGAATGAATTTTTACTTCACTATGATATCTTTATTAATCAGAAAGAAAAGGGTGATTTTGGATTTTATCAATATCAAAAAGAAAAAAAATATTCTCTGTGTTTCCAAGGTTTATTAGATTTCTTAAAACAATATTATCAAAAAGATTATCATATAATTAAAGCGAAACATAATACACAATTCACAAAAGAATATAGTAATATAATGAATCGTTTTCTTTTCTTATCTATATTCTGTAAAATGATTGACTATATTGAATCCCTTGAAGATGATGATTCACCACCATCAATCAACGCAAATATACTGTTCTCTTCATTAGAAGAACAGGATCGTATCGAAAGACGTGACTCAATGGATATATGTACGAAATTGGGGTTTGATATTTTAATTGATCTATTGGAATCTTTTAGTGATCCTTTATGGATCTATCGTTCAGAAAATATTGCTGAAAAATTAAGCCAACAAAAAGAAAGAGAAAAACAATCAATCCTTGATTCGATTGAACATAAAACAGATGATGAAAGACATGTCATGATCCATACACAGAAATGTGGATTAAGCACTTATTTTACAAAAGCTGAAGAAGAGAATTCATCCCATATCCAGACAGAAACCTATAAACTAAAAACAAAGGATGAAAGATCTGAAACAGCAAAAGAACTATTTTCACAAAATGAAGCTGAATTAGAAGCGATCGAACAAATGGGTATTCATATATCAAATATTCAACCTGGATTTTCAGGAATTGAAGAAGAATCCCATATTCCAGGCGATGATGATAGAGAAGGTGAAGGTCTTGATGATTTTGATGATAGTGGTGATTATAGAGAAGATTAAAATATTTTTATAATTATATGTCGAATAGTCTATTGGGTTATTTTTATGAAGAATTATCCTTTAAAAGAGAAAAAGAAGAATTAGATGAAGAGAATAAGTATAGGAATCGTTACATGTATTTCTTTGTTCTATTATTTATCCTACTTTTAATTTGTAGTTTTTTTAATATTATCTAATCAATATATTATGGAAGTTATATTAATAATTCTTTTCATCTATATACTAATCCTTTCAAATCGTAAGGATTTATATGAAATGTTTCGCCCAAATGAGACACAATTTACGGTTTGTCCTTCGAAAACACAAAATGGTAAAGGGGAAACATTAATAAGTATTAAAGAAAACAGTCTACCAACAGTTCAAAAAGGTTTCTATACATCTGTAATTGAATCAACAGGAGAGAAAAAATACACCCCATACTTTCAAACACCAACTTGTTCTTTAATTCAACAACAATCTATTCGAGACTTTTACGGGAATAATATCATTGATTATGATAAAGATAAAAAAGTTCTTATCAATCCAATGGATGATCCATATTCTCAACCAGAGGATAACTATTCTATCCTTTATCCTAATATATTTAATGATAAATTTGTTGAACAACATAAAGAATCTATTCAAAATGACGAACGTTTCTAGTATACATATCAAAGAACATGAAGAATATAAATAAAGAATATAAATCTTTCACATCTTGAGGAGTATCTAAATAGGTTTCACCTTTCTTCGCCACTTTTTGAACATTAAATTCTCTACAGTATACATCATAGGGTAATTCTGGACCATAATAATATTCGGATAATTCAATATATTCTTTTGAATACTGAGAAATATATTTCTTATAGGCTTCATTCGCTCGATGGTATCCTTTCTCATCTTCAGAAAGTGTGTCATATAATATATCATAGGATTCTTTTGTTTCATCTTTCTCCGCAACATGAATAACTAATTTCTTGAATGATTCTTCTTCATCTTCTAATTTTTTACTTATCCCATTTAACCTTCGTTCTAAAGCATCAAGGTCCATAGTTCAAGAAAGTTCTTTTATTTTAAATAAGTATTTAAAATAAAAATAAAATAATATTACTAATAAAATGCCTCCAATTCGTAATATTACACAAGTAACTCTTGAAAACTTACACGAAATGATTCCCGAATACATTCATGGTAACAAAGTCATCATTCAGAACTACGATGATATGAAAGAAGTCTACTTATCAATGCTACGCGATAGATATCTCTTTACACTTGATAGAGATATTTTAGTTCATTCACTCATTGATCTAACCTATATGTTTGCCCCTGGAGACGACGTAAATAAAGATAATGTCCTTGATACAATTACCCTTGAAGATGAAGAGGATGATGAAGAAGATGATGATAGTATGAATGATAGTGATGATATTGTTGTTAAGGATATTAGTGGTATGGATGCTGAAGATTTAACTCCCTTCATTAAATCATCGAGGGGTGGGAATGATGATAGTTGTTCGGGTGGAGTATGATCTTCATAATAATATCGTTTCTTATCTTTCATTATAAACTGTGACAGAACCTTTTTAAAATAGAAAGGGTTCTTGAGTTTATCCTATCTTTTATTTAAAAATTTGATTTTTATAGTTTGTTAAATAGTAAGGAAACTTTTAATGACATGACTCTGGAGATCCCCCCACTCCCTTCTCTAAAGACAAATGTATGTTTTGAAAACCTCTATACGGTTGAATCATGTGCTGTGGCTGTTGTTTACTGTATTTATGATAGGAAAAGGAAAACTATCGTATCTATGGGGACGTCAAGGGCGTGTGGAGAAAATCATAATAAAATATCAATTCATGCAGAACAAAAATGTCTTGAATTCTGTCGTTCAAATGATAAAAGACATAAGTTTGAAATCTATATTTGGAGATATTCAAAAGAAGGTAAAGTAAAACCAGTTTTCTGTTGTGGGGCTTGTACAAAATTACTTTCAAAATTTAATTATGAGAATAAAGTCTATACTTTTCAAAATCATCAAATATGTCCGGCTGTAGGTCAGCCTTATATAACACTCGGATATCAAATTAAGAACCAATTGTAATTATTTTTTTTTAAAAATTTGAAATTAATTACTTGATTTATTATTACTAAGAAACATAAGATGTTAACATCTATTACAGAGGAACTATTTGATGAATATATTTTACCTCATTTACATTACCATGATGTAGCAAGCCTTACTATGTCTTCAATATATTTTAGGGATCTTTTTAAAGATCATCCATTTTGGAAAAAGATGTTTCTTCGTGAAAAAGGATATCAACATCATGAAAAAAAACTCACTCAATTATTTATTTCAAACAACAAATGGAATCCTTCCATGTATTGGCAATGGACCAAAGAACTAAAAGAATTAAATAAATGTAATTTAATCATCAAGAATAATACAAAGGATATACCGTTTGATATATGGTGGAGAGTAAATAGATTTAATTATAAAAAAATAACCAAAAAACCACTTTTACCCCGTCGGTTATTTGTTCATCCTAGCTATCCAAATAATAAATGGATGTGTATCCCTACAAAAGAATGGTTTACTCTACATCCCTATGAAAATGTTGGATTTTCATTTATTGTGAATATCCTTCAACTTATGACAGACCCAGTAACAAAGAAAACGGGCTTTATTCGAGAGATACGTGAACCTAAACATCTTATTCCCATTAAAGGAACAAGGAAACAATACGAAAATTATAAGAGACAATTCATACGGATAAAATCAAAAAAAATAGATCTTCAAGAAAAGATAACGAAGAATGATAATGATATTGAATCTTATAAGGAAGAAATTAATGTTCTACAAAGAAAACTAAATATTCTTCATGGAAATTATAAACGAGCAAAAGATAAAAAGAAAGATCTTGAATATCTTTCAAACATTATAAAGTAATATCTTTTCATAACTATTATAAAACATATGTCGTGTGAATGGCTGACCATTTGGGTCTTGGGTTCGAATCCCAAACACGACAACTACCCCAAATCCACATGTAACCACGAGATTGGCGGACTTACTTGGAATAGATGACCCACTGGGTCCCGAGTAAAGAGTGGAATAAAACATAAAATAGACACTTTGAGGTGGAAGTGTGTGGTTGGTTGATTAACTATCATAACGAAATTCTAGGATCGCAACCTGGATTTAGTTTTGAGGGTATCAGGCTCCCCTTTATGACCTTATTTTCATAATCGAATTGAAAATGGGAATTTTAAAGGGAAGTGGGTAGTTTTTTTTTATCCTTCAAAAGAACCATCTTCTGTTTGGATCGCATAAATATTTAAACAAGTTAAACCACTAATTAATAATACAATACATAGGACTAAACTTAATATAATACATACATCTTTGTTATTACAACAATTATATCTTTTTCTTCGTGTAATAACTCTATCATTTGTTTCATCCTTTTCCCAAGCACCCTCTAGAAAGGGTTCATCAATAGGATATTTCGGCATTCTCTTTGATTGATTAATTAATTCAAAGAAAATTCAAATTTAATAATTTTTAAAAGTCTATTTATAAACTACAATGAAGTTTCAACAAACAGATAATCTTTATGAAAATTGGATTAAAAAACATACAATGAATACTATTATTCATTCACTCAAACAATATTCTTTTTTTGATGAACATCCACACTTCATCTATTTATCCATGATAGAAGAACTTTATCAAAACATCAATAATAGCATTCATTTACTAAATATTCATTCACATCAATACAAATATTGTAAAATGTTACTGTATTCCATTTATTCAAATCTCTATACTGTCTATACAAAAGATTATTGTCTATGTGAAACAATACAATACTACTATTTTAAAAATAAAAAAGATGTGAAGGAATTATTACAACCATTCACATCCTATGAAATAGATGATGAATATCTTCCGATTGAAACATTCTTCCGTGGTATTCATCAACTTATAGAAGTTAACCTATTGTATCTTTTACATGAACATAACAAAATTGAACTATTAATGGATATTGAGAATGAAACAATTAAGGATATTATTTATCATTGTATATCCATCTGGAAACAGCTTATTGAAACATTACATTTATTATCATCCCTTGATGAACTATATTACCAAAAATATAGAAATATGATCTATGGAACCTCTGGTGGAGAATCTATAAACCTTCGTAAACTTCAAAAAAAGATACAGAACCTAGATACACTTCTTTCCTTTGATATTTATGAGACAATCGTTCATAAGAAAAAAGATAGATATTTAATTTCAGCAGTTAAATTATATCAATATTATTCGACTCAATTCTGGTTAACACATTTTAATCTGGCTTCTTCAACAAATGGAATACAAAATAAAGGGACAAAAGAAACACCCGTTTTACAATTAATTGATAAATGTATCCATATGGTAGATACAAAGATTAATCGTTCAATTTATGATGTAAGTCAAGAAGTATGTGATCCATCTTCAAGGATAAATATATGTAGCCAAACTACTGAAAAATCAATTGGTAAATCCATTTATAATTCGTCAAAAGAGTTTTTAAAAAAAAATAAATAAATTATAGATGAATACAATTCATGTAACTAAAAATGCCTGGAAGAAAATGTCACAAATAATAAACGCATCCAAGAATCAATATGGATTCATTTATTCTGCGTCGAGTGGCGGTTGTAATGGATTTAATTTTGAATTAAGTCTCCTACGAAAGAAGATATACGATGAAATCATTCAAAAAAAATTCCATACTGTATTAGATAATGGTTCTACAAAACTTTATATTGATCCTGTAAGTGAAATGTATCTTTTAGGGACAACGGTTGATTATATTCAAGAAGACTATGGAAAAGGTATATTTGAAAGTAAATTTAAGTTTGAGATTAATAAAGAAAAAATGTCAAGTTGTGGTTGTGGAATTTCATTTACCCCTCATTCACATCGATAATCCCTTCTTCTGGATGAATTGTATTTTTCTTTTCAGGTGTAGATTCTCTCCATAAATTTTTTATTCTTTTTTGTTTGCTCTCATGAATAAATCCAATATGTTCTGGAGGCTCTGTTTCTGACCGTGTTAAGAATCCAAATACACTATTTTCATTAATACTCTTACATGCTTTCTTAAAATACATCATCTTTTTATCTTTCATATCTTCAGAATAGAGTGAATAATTTTCAGAAGATTCATCATATTTTATACCTTCGGTAATTAATAACTTTATTTTTAATCGTTCATCGGCTAAGTTAATACCATTTAATTTTTCAACGATTAAAGAAATAATGTTATTTGAGATAGATACATACCAGACTATAATATTAATTAATTCAGTATTATCTTTGAAATATGGATTATTGTATGTTGTTAATGTTGTAATTACGAAACCACCAAGGATTTGAAATATTCTTAAAAATCCAAACAAGTTTTTACGGTTTTTATAAATAGAATAATCTTCTTTAACATCTTTAATATAATTTGAGATAACAGTATAATCGCGATCTTTCATTTCTTCTAGTTCCCTTATACTTGTCTCAATTGAAGACTTGCGGATACATTTATTCATAAGACACATCGTTTATTACTTATTTTATTTAATTTCACTCAATAATACTCTTAAATCATAGTATCCCATCTTATGTAGGTCAAGTATATTCTTTGGAAATCGTATGACATCCATATGATTTCCATTGTTCGGACAATTTATCCATTGACATTTCTCCATACAACTACAACAATATCCTTTATTTATACCTGTTTTCACAATTATTTTTCTAAAATCATGATTTACATTTGGATTATCAAACAAGAACCGTTTACCAAGCCATATCCATCCTGGTGATTTTGGTTTCCAATACAAATATCCTTCTGTATTATTGAGATAATTATCAAGTGTTAGATTATTTATCTTCATATTAAAATTTTTAATGAGTGATTGACGAATCTTATTTATTAGTTCTTCTTTCATTCTCTTTCTATTTTGAAAAGTTTTAACATAGACATCGATAATTGATGAAATATCATTATTGATTTCAAATAAAAGAGAACAACTCATACCTATTAATTCAACTTATTTCCTTTTCTTTAATTCATTGAAAAATATTCGAATATTATTTCTTATCATAATAATTTATCAATAAAAAAAACATGATTTGGAGAAGCAGGGCATCGATCCCTGTACCTCTCGCTTGCAAAGCGAGCGCTCTACCATTTGAGCTACATCCCCATATAAAAGTATCTATTTAATATTTATAAAATTTTAACGTAGTAATTTACACTATTATTCATTCGTTATTTGACAGACGGTCTTATTATTTGGATCCCTCTTTAACATATCTAGTGTTAGTTCTACATATCCATCATTGTAAGTGTTGAACTTCTTAAGGTCATTAATTACAGCCTCGGTTCCAAAATATTCATGATAAATAATATTTTCTTTCAAGTTATGTCCAAAGGTAGCAAAGATATATCTTTCAATAGTTAATGATTGACGATTTTCAGTGACAAATGAATACATATAATTACAATCATATTCCCTTAGATGATGTTTTGTCATAGGAAAACACCAATCTTTTTCAAAATTCACCATATCAATAATTGGATGATAGGGGGTAATCAATAATTCACCCAATTTCACCATATTTACTTTGTTATTAATACATTTTGTCTTTACTACACATTCAATTGAACTTTCTGTATACATCTCATTATGTCTCCCTTGATCATCCTTTTCTGTATGATAAGTGATTACCCGATCCCCTTTACAAATATCTTCTACATTTTTATAGTCTCCAGTAACCATTAAAACACGACAACCTTCAGCGGCACAACCACCCGAAGCCGTATTATAGGCAGCCATTGACACGGGTGCCGCTTGACGTGTAACGGTTGACATTCCTTTAGATCTCATAGGTGCTTGTTTTACATCTTTCTTAGGTGGTGGAAGTGAATCAAAGGTATCTGATACTTTATCCCTGATCTGATTGAACAGTTCTCCAGAGAAGTTTGAAACACCCTTATCCTTAAAATTATTACATAACTCATGGCGATAGGCATCCTGAAGAGAACGAAGGTAATGGATACCCCATCTGCTAAACCAGTCTTCTTTCTTTCCTTGACTCGTCATATTCAATGCTTCTCTAACTTGACCCGATAAATCAAAGAGTAGGTTTGAAAGATAAACATTATTACACTTTCCTACTTCACCCTTAATCCGTGTGATAAGTTCATTTATACCCTCTTCAAATGAATTGTCATTGTATTTTTTCGAGTCAATACAATGGTTGATCACTTGAATCATTTCTTGGCGAAACTTTTGTTCCAAATAATAATCTCTGGATGGACGTTTATTTTCATTTGTCATAAGCATTTTACCACCAATATCAAGTGTAATTTCAGCACAATCATTCAAGTATTCTAGACTTTGGCTCCTACTACATGATGTATTCAAATCATAGACAAAGTTTTTTGATTGACCGTATTTCAATGAATCAATCTTTACAACGATTTCATTCGTTTGAGGATTAGGGAAACCATGGAATGTA